GAGCCAGCAGGCATTCCTGAGCTTGGGCGAGGCGTCTTCCGTAGTGCTCGGGATAAGGCTGAAGCCGAAGCACGAAATGCAAAACCGCGTGTGCAGGTTGAAGGAACAAAGGGCGGTGTGTATCGTTCCGAGGCGCCCAAGACCGAATCCAAAGCTGGCCCTGAGTTTCGCAGTCGTACCGCAGATCGGATGGACGAACGAGAGATGGGCGGCATGAAGAAGGGCGGCAAGGTGAAAGCCTACGCCACCGGCGGCAGTGTCCGGGGTGCTGGTATTGCTCAACGTGGCGTTAGGAAGTGCAAGGTGTATTGATGCGAACTTCACGCGGCATGGGCGCCATACGTCCGGAGTTGAAGAAGCCCAGGAAGATCCTGCGCAAGGATGCCCTGGAGCCTGTCAAGCTCTATGCTGAAGGTGGCGAGAGCCGCGTGAACGAGGCGGGCAACTACACCAAGCCTGGGATGCGCAAGAGCCTCTTTGAGAAGATCAAGGGGCAGGCTACGCAAGGCACGGCGGCAGGTCAGTGGAGCGCCCGCAAGGCTCAGCTTCTGGCCAAGCAGTACAAGGCAAAGGGCGGGGGCTATAAGTGAAAGCCCCGCAGCAGTCTCTGAAGGATTGGACCTCTCAGAAATGGCGGACCAAGTCAGGCAAACCGTCTTCAAAGACTGGAGAGCGCTATTTGCCTGAAGCTGCGATCAACGCCCTGTCGCCTGCTGAATACGCATCTACGACCCGGGCAAAGCGGGCGGGTAAGGCCAAGGGACAACAGTTTGTGAAGCAGCCTCCCAAGGTTGCATCAAAGACGGCAAGGTATCGATGATTGTCTTGCTGATGGGGCGTAAAAGCCTTCAATCAAGAGGAGTACATAAGTGAACGCTGACACTGTTCTCAAATGCGCCAGGATGGCCGCAGACATGCGCAAGGTGGCCCTGGGTCAAGTTGATCAGGACATCCTTGATCTGATCGCAGAACTTGAAGCTCCTGTGCAGGAAGCCCCCGCTCCGGAAGCTGACGACAAGGCCGAGTAATGACCACGACCGGCACCACCGCGTTCAACCTCGATGTAAATGATCTCATCGAGGAAGCGTTTGAACGTTGCGGTTCAGAACTGCGGACGGGCTACGACTTTCGTACTGCCCGGCGCAGCATGAACTTGTTGACCATCGAGTGGGCCAATCGTGGTATCAATCTCTGGACCATTGAGGAGGGACAGATCCCGCTGTACCCGAATCAGGCCATCTACGCCCTGCCAAATGACACCATCGATCTGCTCGATCAGGTGACCCGTACGAATGCGGGTGTGGGCACTACGCAGGCGGACATCAACATCAACCGGATCAGCGAGTCCACGTATTCCACGATCCCGAACAAGTACGCCACGGGGCGTCCGATTCAAGTTTGGATCAACCGCCAGACGGGTGAGACAAACAGTACGACCTGTCAGGTGGCCACACAAAGCGTCGGGCTGACTGACACGACCATCTACTTGAGCGATGTCACGCAGCTTGCTGCGGCGGGCTTCATCAAGATTGACAGCGAGATCATCAGCTACAGCAATCTGGCGCAGCCCAATCCGAGTCTCACTTCGGGGTACATCAGCTATTGCGGGCGCGGTCAGCAGAACACGATTGCAGCGCTTCACAGCATCGGCGCGGCAGTCTCTGTGGTTCGTCCCCCGTCCATCAACATCTGGCCAATCCCCAACCAGGGGTCGGTCGGCAACCCGTACTACATGTTTGTGTATTGGCGTATGCGCCGTATGCAGGACACTGGCACGGGTGCCAAGACTCAGGACATTCCGTTCCGGTTCGTTGAATGCATGGTTGCCGGGCTGGCCTACAAGTTGTCCATGAAGCTCCCCGAGATGGATCCAACGAGGATCATGGCGCTCAAGGCAGAGTACGACCTCCAATGGCAGTTGGCTTCGGAAGAAGATCGAGACAAGGCAAGTGATCGTTTTGTGCCGCGCTCGATGTTCTATGCCTGATCATGGCCGGTCCAAAGTACGCTGCCGGCAAATACAGCATTGCGGAGTGCGACCGCTGTGGTCAGCGCTACCTGTTGAAACAACTGAAGAAGCTGACAATCAAGACCAAGCAGGTCAGCATCAAGGTTTGTCCGGAATGTTGGGAGCCTGACCAGCCGCAGCTTCAACTGGGTATGTACCCGGTGTACGATCCGCAGGCTGTGCGTGAGCCGCGCCCGGATACAAGCTACACGCAATCTGGTTTGACCGGGTTGCAGACCGATATCACGCCGGGTACAGGATTGAACCAAGACGGTTTCCCCAGTGAAGGCAGTCGAGTGTTTCAATGGGGATGGAACCCGGTTGGCGGGGCAAGTGGAGTTGATGCCGGTCTGACACCAAACTACTTGGTGTTGGGTGTTCAAATTGGTACAGTCACGGTAGTGACGACGTAGGAGCCGATGATGAAAAAAGACGATATCGCGCAGGACAAGAAGATGATGAAGAAGGCTGTTGGAATGCACGAGATGCAAGCCCACGGCGGCAAGAAGACCAACATGGCCAAGCTCAAGAAGGGCGGGCCGACTGGTATGGACATGCGGAATATGGGCCGCAACATGGCCCGCGCGAAGAACCAAGGGAGCAAGTGATGGCTACGTCCAAGAAGCTCACCAAGGATTCTTCCACTTGGATGGAAAACGGCTATGGCAAGGACAACCACGATAGTGGAAACAATCTTGCCGTGAACATCAATGCCGTCCGCTCCAAGTCTTACTCTGAGCCGAAGACCTCTGGCATTCAGATGCGCGGGGCCGGTGCGGCAACCAAGGGCCGTATGAGCCGGGGACCGATGGCGTGAACTACGCTGCGCTGTACAACGCACTCATTGCGTACACGGAGAACAGAAGCAGCGAGTTTGCTGCTCAGATCCCTGTTTTCGTCCAACAGGCCGAACAGCGCATCTACAACACCATCCAGTTCCCGACGCTGCGCAAGAACGTCACGGGCATAACGTCGCAGTACAACAAGTACCTGTCATGCCCCACTGACTTCCTGTCGGTGTATTCGCTGGCAGTGATCAATGTTGATGGTTCCTACGAGTACCTGCTGAACAAGGATGTCAACTTCATCCGGCAGGCGTACCCGAGCCCGACAGACTACGGCACTCCCAGGTACTACGCGTTGTTTGGGCCGACCACTTCAGGGGCCACCATCACGAACGAGTTGTCGTTCCTGATTGGCCCGACCCCTGATGCCTCTTACAACGTTGAACTGCACTACTTCTACTACCCGGAGTCGATTGTCCAGGGCACGATTGCGACGCTTGGGACGGTCACTGGGGGCACGACCTACACCGCTGGCACGTATGAGAACGTCGAACTGACCGGCGGATCCGGATCGGCTGCGTATGCCACGATCACGGTCAATTCCAGTGGTGTTGTGACCGCAGCGACGCTGCTGTCCGGCGGGCAGTTCTACATCGTCGGGGACGTTCTGAGCGCTTCCTCAAGCACGCTGGGCGGGGCAGGCTCGGGCTTCTCTGTTCCTGTGGCCACGATCAGCAATGCAACTGGAACTTCTTGGCTCGGGGATAACTTCGACTCCGTACTCCTGTACGCCGCACTGGTTGAAGCCTACACCTACATGAAGGGTGAGGCGGACATGGCTGCGCTGTACAACCAGAAGTACATGGAAGCTCTACAGCTTGCCAAGCGCCTGGGCGATGGCCTGGAGCGTTCGGACGCGTACAGAAGTGGTCAGGCACGGTTGGCGCCCCTTCCACAAAATAGAGGGGTCAAGTGATGGCTATCCAACAAGGAGCCACCAACGCGTTCAAAACCGGCCTGCCCACCGGCGCGTACAACTTCGCCACAGATACGTTCAAGATCGCGCTGTACTCGGCGCTGGCTGATCTTGGACCGGGAACCGCTGCGTACACCACCAGCGGTGAAATAACCGGCACAGGGTACGCGCTGGGCGGGAACGGTCTTACGGTCTCCGTTCAGCCCACGATAGAGACGGTTGCTGGGAACACGGTGGCCTACCTGTCGTTCTCAAACGTCTTGTGGACGCCCGCTGCGTTTACATGTCGCGGGGCATTGATATACAAGGTCAGCGGCGGTACGGTGTGCGTGCTGGACTTTGGCTCTGACAAATCGTGCTCTACTTCTTTCCAGATCCAGTTCCCCGCAGCCTCTGGAACGACAGCAATCATCCGAATCGCATAGGAAATCATCATGCTGAACAAGTCTAAAGCTGGCGACGCTGTGTCGGCTTCTGTCACTCAAAACGTGAATCCTGATGCGCGTGTTCAGGCGGGCGGGGTTTTCAAGGTCACTTGCTACGACAAAGACGGCAATCTCAAGTGGGAAGACGAGTTCCACAACCTTGTTGTCAATGTCGGACTCAAGGACATGAATGAAAAGTATTTCACGGGCGCTTCCTATAACGCCGCGTGGTATATCGGGCTGGTAAACAATACGCCCACGCCTTCGTATTCCTTAAACGATACGATGGCAAGTCATGGCGGCTGGTCTGAGTTTGCGGGCTATTCAGTTAGCGGTAACGCCACCATTCGTGCAACGTGTACTTTCGGGTCTTCCACAACCGCAGATCCATCCGTCATCAGCAACAGCGCATCTGTCGCGGTTTTTTCCATCACCAGTGGCGCAACTGTTGCAGGCGCGTTTTTGACTTCCAGCGATGTCAAAAGCGGTACAACGGGCATCCTGTTTTCGGAGGCAAATTTCAGTTCGGCGCGAACCGTGGCAGCCAGTGACACGCTGAACGTCACCTACCAGTTCAGCCTCGATGCGCTCTGATCTGCGGTAACCCCTCAAAAGACACCCGTCTTGGCGGGTGTTTTGCTTTAAAAGCCATGATCAAAATCGACTTCCAATTCGAGACCCCTCACGGCAAGTTTGCTGATGCTCTTCATCTGCCTGACGATCACACTTTTACAGAGGCTGCGATTGAGGCGATGAAGGAGCAGCGGCGCGACAACTGGATCGCCATCGTGACGGCGCCTCCGGTGGAAGTCGAGCCTGCGCCGGAGCCCGTGCCTGAGCCTGAACCCGAGTACATCGAGATCAACGGCGTTCGCTACGTGAAGGTGTAAACATGGCCGATAGGTACTGGGTCGGCGGTACAGCAAACTGGGATGGCACTGCCGGGACCAAGTGGGCCACTACGTCTGGCGGCGCTGGCGGGGCCAGTGTACCTACGTCTGCTGATGCAGTGTTCTTTACGAACCTGTCCACCGGCACCTGCACCATCTCCACCGGAAATACCGGGGCGCAGTCCATCACCTGTACAGGGTTCACGGGAACATTGGCAGGAACCGCTGCCATCACCGTATCTGGTAGCGTCACGCTCGTGGCGGGCATGACATATACGTACACTGGTACGCTGACATTGGCAGGGACAGGGACGCTAACCAGCGCGGGCAAGACCCTTGGTGCTGTTACGGTAAATGGCTCCGGCATCACTGTGACGCTGGGTGATCCATTAACCGCTTCTGGCACCTTTACGGTGACGCAGGGCACGTTTACAACCGCCAACAACGATGTAACGCTCACTGGCGCCGCTATTTTTAACTCTTCCAACTTTAATACTCGTACTATTAACTTTGGAAGTAGCATTATTTCAATTGCAACCAGCGGAACAGCGTTAAGTTTCGCCTTCAATACTGGATTGACATTTAACGCAGGCACATCCACTATTATTTTCTCGGGGGCAAATCCAGACTTTTCCGGAGGTTCTGTAGGAAGCACGGGCTCCACGTTCTACAACATCCAGTTTACAAATACTGGATCAGGAACGTCGGCTATAGTTTCTATAAACACGTTTAACAATATCACTGTTACTGCGCCTTCGGCTGCGGGCGTTCGTCAAGTCACCTTCGACTCCCGCCAGACCATCAACGGCACCCTTTCCACGACTGGCACAGCGGGCAACCGCAGAGTCTGGTTCCGTTCAAACACCTACGGCATCGCCCAAACCCTCACCATCAACGCAGCCCCGAGCCTGACCGACGCAGACTTCCGAGACATCTACGTCATCGGCACAGCCGCGCCCATCAGCGGCACGCGCGTTGGCGACTTGAGAGGCTGCAGAGGTATCACCTTTAGCACACCGAAGACGGTGTATTGGAACTTGGCGGCTGGCGGCAACTGGTCTGCCAATGCTTGGGCCGCAAGCTCTGGCGGCGCGGTCAGCACAGACAACTTCCCGCTGGCCCAGGACACGGCTGTCATCGAGAACACAGGGCTGAATACGTCGGCTACGGTGACGATGGACAACGTCATCACCTACACAGGCGCGGTCACGATGTCTACGCGCACAAACGCGATGACGCTGAGTTTGTCGACGGGCTACACCATTTACGGCAACTGGACCAATGGCTCAGGAACAACGCTGAGCGGAGCACAGACGCTGACGTTCTCTGGCCGCAACACGCAGACAATTACTAGTGCGGGTAAGACGTTTTCTGGTGGCATCACCGTTGATTCCTACGGCGGCACTGTGGAACTTGCCGGGAACAATATAAACATTGGTTCCAATACGCTTACCGTCAATAACGGTACTTTCGACACCAAAAACTTCAACGTAACCGCAGGAGAATTGTCGTCCAGCAACAGCAACGTCAGAACGATAACACTGGGGTCAAGTACGGTGACGTTGAGCGCTCCGGGGGCTTTTGCAATTACTTTTACAAACAGCACAAATTTAACATTTAATGCAAACACATCGCAGATAGATATAAATGTAGCCGGTGCGGCAGCGCTTAGTGGTGGAGGACTTACATTTTATAATGTAGCATATTTAGGCTCAACTAACGGCGCAACAAATAATTTTACGGGAATAAATAGCTTTAATAATCTTACATTTACTGCGCCTTCATCGGCGGGGTTTATTACTTTATCGTTAGCGGCAAACCAAACCATCACCGGCACCCTCACAGTCGCGGGCGCCACAGCCGTCCGTCGCATCTTTGTCCGCTCTGACACCCTCGGCACCACCCGCACTCTCACCGCAGGCACACTGTCGGCAGACAACTGCGACTTCCGCGACATCACCATTGCAGGGGCTGCTGCGGGCTCTTCTCCGACCCGCGCAGGCAACTGTGGCGGCAACAGCGGCATCACGTTCCCTGCGGCCAAGACCGTCTACTGGAACCTTGCAGGCACGCAGAACTGGTCTGCTACGGCCTGGGCTCCAAGCTCTGGCGGCACGCCTGACATCAATCAGTTCCCGCTGGCGCAGGACACGGCTGTGTTTGACAACACGGGCAGCGCAGGGACGGTGACGGTGCAAGCGGCCTGGAATATTGGTACGCTGAATATGTCAGCGCGCACTTCTGCTTGCACGATTGACTGGTCAAATGGAGGTCCTTTTATCCACGGCAACGTTTTGCTGGGCAGTGGGGTCACTCCAGGGACAATCGGAATATCAACATTCGCGGGACGCGGTACGCAAACAATTACAAGCGCAGGGAATACATGGAGCGGCGCTATAACCGTTGATTGTGTTACAGGAACTGTTCAGCTTGCTGACGCCTTGACACTTATCGCTGCACGATTACTGGCAGTAGTGAGTGGAACATTTGATGCAGTGTCTTATAATTTGACAGTTGGATTTTTTGACACTTCTGGCTCGACACTAAGAACATTAAAAATGGGGTCTGGTACTTGGACATTGGTTGGTACGGGCGCTGTTTGGTTTGCAACAACCACAACCAACCTAAACTTCTACAAAGGCACCGCAAACATCGTCCTATCCGACACTAGCACCTCTGCCCGCACCTTCGCAGGCGGTGGTCTCTCCTACAACAAACTCACCATTGGAGGCACCACCGGCACGTCTACCCTCAGCATCACCAGCAACAATCAATTTACTGAGCTTGCCAGCACCAAAACCGTAGCCCACACCATTTCCCTTAGCGGCACAACGCAGACCTTTGGCAAATGGACGGTGACGGGCACGGTTGGCAATGTCGTCACGCTGACTGGCACAGGCACCACTCACGTCTTGGTTGGTGCCGCTACATCAGGTATTGACTACCTTGCAATGGGTAGCATCGGCTTTAACAGCACGTTCAGTGCAGGCGAGTTTTATGCTGGTGCCAACAGCACAGGTACGGCAGGAGCGCCGGTCTATCGCACGGCCCCGCCTGCTGCAAGAACGCTCTACTGGGTGGGTGGCACGGGCAACTGGAACGATACTGCGCGTTGGTCTACGTCCTCCGGAGGTGGTGGCGGGGCTGCGCTTCCGACAAGCCTGGACGACGTTATCTTTGATAGCGCATCAAATGCCACGGCCTACACCTCGACGGTAAACGCCCCCAGTCGCTGTAACGCGCTCACCATCGCTGGTCCTGCGAGCGGAAACGTGACGCTGGCTGGATCTTCTGTTCTCATCTGCCACGGCAACGTGACCTTCCCTGCAACGGGGCTCACAAGAACGTTTACAGGCGGACTGATACTGTCTGGCTCCACCACCGGGAAAACCATCACGACAAACGGAGTGACCCTTGGAGGGTATGTCCAAATATATGGGATGGATTCTGAATGGACGCTTGGCTTTGCACTGGATAACAGCGGAAGTGCTTTTTACGTAGACTACGGGGTGTTTAAGGCCAGCACATATAACCTGACAACGAGTACCATTTTTAGCGATGGCGCCAGCAGTAGAACCATAGATTTTGGTTCTGGGACTGTTTCTTTGTCTGGTTCAACTTCTTTGCAGTTTTTCAGCGGTCTCGGAAGCACTGAAACGGCTGCTGCCAATTTGACGGTCGTTGCTGGCACAGCGCAGATAAACTGTACGGCCACAAACACAACCTTTTCCGGCAACGGCAAAACCTTCTACAACGTCGCCTTCACAAATACCTCTTCAGGCACCGTCACCATCAACGGGGCCAACAGCTTTAACAACTTGTCCTTCACCGGACTCACTGTTGCTGGTCTAAAGACCGTCAGCCTTGCCGCAAACCAGACCGTCACCGGAACGTTTACCCGTTCAGCAGGCACCGACGCCACGATGCGTCACTTCGTCCGCTCTGACACCATCGGCACCACACGCACGCTCACCTGCGCTGCTGTCAGCCTCACTGACGTTGACTTCAGAGACATCACCATAGCCGGTGCAGCAGCACCAGCGACAGGCACGCGCATCGGAGACTGCAAAGGCAACAGCGGCGTCACGTTCACGGCTGCGGCAAACAAGTATTGGAACCTTGCTGGCGGCGGCAACTGGGGCGGCGCCATCGGATGGGCGACGAGCAGCGGCGGCTCCCCTGCGGTCAACAACTTCCC